AGGCTCATGAGTGGTATACATCAGGCCCACGACAGCGACTCCAACCGGGCGGTTCGATAATAATAGTGATGACAAGGTGGTCTAAGAAGGACTTAACGGGGCAAGTTGTCAAATCAGCGGCGCAAAGAAGTGGGGAAGAGTGGGAAATTATAGAATTTCCTGCTATTATGCCTTCGGGTTTACCCTTATGGCCCGAGTTCTGGTCATTGGAGGAGTTAGAAGCGTTACGTAGGGAGTTACCTAACGCTAAGTGGATGGCGCAGTATATGCAGAACCCCACTTCCGATGTGTCGGCTATTGTCAAACGGGAATGGTGGCAGATTTGGGAGCATGATGACCCACCAGAAGTTAACTTTATTATCCAGTCTTGGGATACAGCGTTCCTTAAGACTCAGCGGAGTGACTATAGTGCCTGTACGACATGGGGAGTTTTTTATCAGGTAGATGACACGGGCGCAGAGCAGGCAAATATTATTCTTTTGAACTCTTTTAAGCGTAGAATGGAGTTTCCAGAACTTAAGCAGAAGGCGTTTGAGGAGTGGAAAGAATGGGACCCAGACTCTATAATTATTGAGGCAAAAGCATCCGGTGCACCATTAGTAGCAGAAATGCGGGCAATGGGTATACCAGTACAAGAGTTTACACCATCTAAAGGTAATGATAAAGTTGCTAGATTAAATGCAGTTGCGGATATATTTGCAAGCGGTAGGGTGTGGGTTCCACAGACTAGTTGGGCAGAAGAAGTGGTTGAGGAAGTAGCGAGCTTTCCATCAGGCGAACACGATGACTTGGTAGACTCGACTAGTCAGGCAATAATGCGGTTTAGAAAAGGTGGGTTTATTCGGCTAGATTCCGATGAACTAGATGAAATTAGAGAATTTAAATCTCGTAGGCATAAGGGCTACTATTAAGGATAATCATGGCAATTGAAAAAGCACTATACGCAGCCCCACAAGGAATAGCCGGAATTGATAACGAGGCAGAGCCCGATCTTGAGATAACTATTGAGGACCCTGAGTCGGTTGAGATTGGTATGGACGGTAAGCCCATACTGAGAATAGAAGAAGATGACGAGGACTCAGAAGATTTCAACGATAACCTTGCGGGACAACTAGATGATAGCGTGCTATCTACTTTAGCGAGTGAGTTAATTGAAGATTTTGAAGATGACTTAGCTTCCCGCAAAGACTGGATACAGACCTACGTTGACGGACTTGAGTTGCTAGGTATGAAGCTTGAAGAACGCAGTGAGCCGTGGGAAGGAGCTTGTGGTGTATATCACCCCCTCCTAAGTGAAGCTCTTGTTAAGTTCCAAGCTGAGACAATTATGGAGACGCTACCGGCGGGCGGACCAGTAAAAACTGAGATTATCGGGAAAGAGACTCCCGAAAAAATGGACGCTGCAATGCGGGTCCAGAATGACATGAATTACCAGATTACTGATGTAATGAAGGAATACCGTGCAGAGCACGAGCGTATGTTATGGGGATTAGGTCTTTCTGGCAATGCGTTTAAAAAAGTGTATGAGGACGCACACCTAGGACGCCAAGTAAGTATGTTTTGTCCGGCGGAAGATATAGTAGTGCCGTACGGTGCGTCAAGTCTGGAACAATCCCCACGGGTAACGCACGTAATGCGTAAGACTGAGAATGAAATCAAGCGTTTACAAGTTAGTGGGTTTTATTTAAATGAAGACCTTGGCGACCCAGTTAATTCATTAGATGAAGTTGAGAAGCGCATAGCTGAAAAAATGGGTTTTCGAGCATCTACCGATGACCGCTATAAGTTATTGGAAATGCACGTTGACCTTGACCTAGAAGGGTTTGAAGACTTAGATGACGATGGTGAGCCAACAGGCCTCGCTTTACCGTATGTTGTGACTATCGAGAAAGGTACGCAAACGGTATTAAGTATTAGACGAAATTGGAAGGAAGATGATGAGCACAAGATTAAGAGAAACCATTTCGTCCATTATGGTTATGTTCCGGGCTTTGGTTTCTACTGTTTTGGTCTTATCCATCTTGTTGGTGCTTTTGCCAAGTCTGGTACTTCCCTTATACGTCAATTGGTGGACGCAGGCACATTATCCAACTTGCCGGGTGGCTTTAAAACCCGTGGATTGCGAGTCAAAGGAGATGACACGCCGATAAGCCCCGGAGAGTTCCGTGATGTAGATGTACCAAGTGGAGCGATGCGGGACAACATTATGCCTTTGCCATATAAGGAGCCAAGTCAGGTTCTAATGGCGTTATTAAATCAAATTGTAGAAGATGGGCGTAGATTTGCATCTGCTGCAGACATAAAAGTGTCTGACATGTCGGCTAATTCCCCGGTTGGCACCACTCTAGCTATATTAGAGCGTACTTTAAAGGTAATGTCAGCTGTTCAAGCACGGGTACATTACTCATTAAAACAGGAATTACGCCTCTTAAAAGAGATTATTGCTGAGAATTGCCCTGATGACTACCCGTATGAGCCTCAATTAGGGGACCGCAAGGCTAAGAAATCTGACTATCAGAACTGTGATGTCATACCGGTTAGTGACCCAAATGCAGCAACAATGTCACAAAAGATCGTACAGTATCAGGCAGTTTTGCAATTAGCCCAGCAAGCGCCACAGTTATACAACATGGCACAACTCCATAGACAGATGCTTTCAGTATTAGGTATTAAGAACGCAGAGAAACTAGTTGCACTTGAGGAAGATAAGAAGCCGCAAGACCCTGTGACTGAGAATCAGAACTTAATTATGAGTAAGCCAGTTAAGGCGTTCTTATATCAGGACCATAAATCCCATATAGCCGTACATATGGCAGCGGTGCAAGACCCCAAGATTATGGCGCTCATGCAACAAAACCCACAGGCTGGAGCTATCCAAGCAGCTTTGGCAGCCCATGTTAGTGAGCACTTAGCCTACGAGTACCGCAAACAAATGGAACAACTCATGGGTACAGAGCTTCCACACAGCGAGGAGTATGAGGCAGGTCAGGAAGAAATCCCACGAGATATGGAGGTCCGGATATCTCAGATGGCGGCGCAAGCAGCACAACAACTGCTCCAGCAAAACCAAGGGGAAGCCCAGCAGCAGCAAAATAAGAAAATGCAAGAAGACCCACTTATCCAGCTACAACAAAAAGAGTTGGAGATTAAGAGCGGTGAGTTGCAGCTCAAGCAACAACAGCAGAAGATTGACGCAGCCGCTAAAGCTGACCAGCTTCAGATTGAGCGGGAACGCATAGCTTCACAGAAAGAAATTGCAGGGATGCAAGTAGGTGCAAAAGTCGCTAAAGACAAAGCGGAACTTTCTTCTAAACAAGAAATAGAAGGAGTTCGTATTGGGGCGGAGATAGGCAGAAACAAAGAACAAATGGCCCACCAAGCAAATATGGCTAGGGACAACAGGCAAAACCAACAACCGAAGAAAGGAAATGAATGAATGTACTAGATGTTCTAATACAACAATTAGACGAGAAAGTGCTACAGCTACAAGAAGCTTTAGCAGCAGGTCGGGTGGAAACATTCGAAGAGTACAAAAAAGTGTGTGGTGAGATACGGGGTCTGCTGATCGCACGTGGATATGCATTAGACCTTAAACAAAATATGGAGAACTCGGATGAGTGATTTATCTCAAGCTGTAGATTTATCTTTGCTCTTACAAAAAAAGAACGAAGAAAAGGCAACACAACTGCCTAAACCAACAGGATACCGCATACTCTGCGCAATTCCTGAAGCAGAAAAAGAGTTTGACAATGGTTTAGCCAAGGCTGATGAAACCATGCGATATGAGGAACTTCTTACCACTGTGCTGTTTGTAGTGGACTTAGGCCCGGATTGTTATGTCGATGAAAAAAAGTTCCTTACAGGACCTTGGTGCAAAAAAGGCGATTTTATTCTAGTAAGACCCAACGCAGGGACCAGACTCGTTATTCACAACAAAGAGTTTCGTATCATAAATGATGATTCCGTAGAAGGAGTTGTTGCTGACCCACGTGGAATTAGGAGAAAATAATGGCTGAATTTGACAAAGAAGAATATAAGTTTCCAGACGAGATCGAAGCTAAGGGTAAACCCGAAGACGATGATGGTAGTCTTGATATAAGCATTGAAATTGAAGACGATACCCCCGCACAGGATAGAGGGCAAAAACCCTTACCCAAGGAGTTAGTTGACAAGCTTGAAGTTGATGAGCTAGATAAGTACAGCGGAGAAGCTAAAGAAAAACTAGTTTCTATGAAGAAGGTTTGGCACGATGAGCGTCGTAGAGCTGATCAAGCTGAGCGTGAGCGCCAAGCTGCTTTGGATGCAACTCAAAGACTACTTGATGAGAATCGTCGTTTAAAGACTACACTATCTAATGGGGAAAAAGAGTATATAAGCACCGCACAAAATGCAGCGGAACTTGAGTCTGAAATGGCTAAAAGGGCTTATAAAGAGGCCATAGAGACTGGGGATTCTGACAGAATTACAGACGCCCAAGAAAAAATGACTCAGGCTACTTTAAAGGTTAATTACACAAAAAATTACCGCCCCACTTTACAAGAGCAAGAAAATGAGGTACAAA